AAGATTGTTTTCCGTTGGCGAGATGACGTTTAATATCGCGGTGAGGCAGTATTTTCTCCCGGTTGTCGCCCATCTGATGGAAAATCGAATAGATTTTGAGACATGTGTTGGTACAAATCCATATTCGCAGGATTGGGATCGTATAGCTCGTAGAATTAAAAAGAAGGGTGGTAAAGTTTTTGCTGGAGATTTTGGGAATTATGATGGTTGTCTCCTTGGAGAGTTGTTATGGGCTGTTTGTGATATTTTGACTTCACTGCTTGATTTGACACCTGAGGAGCGACTGATTTGTTATGTATTGTTTTGTGAGATCGCCCATTCAAATCATTTGCTTTTCGATACGGTTTATGGTTGGAATCATTCGCAGCCTAGTGGAAATCCATTGACTGTAATTATTAATTCAATCATTAATTCACTTCTAATTCGGTACGTTTGGCTTTTAATTATGTTGGGCACTCCTTATGAGGGTCTTAAAAGGTTTCATGAATTTGTTGATACGGGTAATTTTGGTGATGATAATTGGGTTGGTGTTGCTGACGAGGTTGCTCACCTTTTCAATATGCACACGGTCATGGCAGCTTTTGCGAAGATTGGCTTTACTTATACTGATGAAATGAAGAATGATGTTACACCCCTTTTCCGTTCATTGGAAGAGATTAAATTTTTGAAGAGATCTTTTGTTTTTGATTCAGATTTGATGAAATGGAGAGCTCCTCTCTCTTTGCCGATTGTATTGGAGATGTCGCAATGGGTTCGGGGCAAGGATGACCATCACTCCTTGTGTTCGACTATAATGGAGATGGCGGCGTATGAGTTGGCACAGTATGATGAGGAGACGTTTGATGAACATATGAAGGATTTTCAGAAAGCGGCGCGGCTCCTCCGTCGTTTTAGACCAAAATTTGAGACGTATTATACTTATCAAAGAATGGATGGGAGCAAGTATTGCTTGATGCCTTGGATTTAGAACGAAGAGGCATTCTCTGCTACGGTGCGGAGGTAAAACTATCCCGTATAGTGTGAAGCTATTCGTGTTACACGACTTCAAAAATAACAAAAATATTCATTTATTCCATTTGGAAGCTTTGTGAGGATTAGAGTGTTAGACTCACTCACATTGAGTCCCCAGATGGTTCATCTTCATATTATGTTGTTTTACTTGGATAAGTAGTCAGCTCAGTCAAGTGGTTTTCCAACTCCTGGGCCCTATATTCCATTAGAGTCTGATACTAACTTGGTTCCTGCCTTAAAGTATCTCGCCGGTTGAGTACAACCAAACCCCCTATGAAAGTACAACTATAATGAATAACGAGTCAGAAAATACAACAGGTGTGTTCTCAGAGCAGAATTCTTCCGCTACTGAGCGAGAAATTGTTACATTTCAGGATCAGGGAGGCGTTGCAAATGCTGGTTTCGCCTTTCCCAAGGAGATGCCAAGGGAACTTGGTTTATCCGCAACTGAAGTGCATCAGCATTCAATTGTCAGTTGGCTAGAACGGCCCATGTTGATGTATACTGGTTCCTGGGCTCAAGCTCAGACCCCAGGAGCTAGTATACGCAGTTTTCATTTACCGGATGCGTGGATGCAGTTGGCCCCTATTAGAGAAAAGTTAAATGGATTGACGTTTGTTGAGGGTGAGTTTGTCATCCGTGTGACTGTGAATCCCCAACCTTTTCAACAGGGTTGGCTGATGATGTGGCATTTCCCTTATTATAAAAATTATCAGGGAAATGCCCTTCAGCTTAAGAGCCTTACGTGTATGAGTGGATTTCCAAACGTGAAGATGGATATCTCCACCCAAAAGGCGATGGAATTGAGGATTCCGTTGGTTTTACCACAGTCACAGATAAATTTGATCAATCCGCAGTTTTCCTTGGGCAGAATTAACATCATAGTCTATGGACAACTTGCGGGTGGGTCGACTGCATTGGGTTACAGTGTTTGGGGTCATCTCGAGAATGCGAAGGTTCACATCCCAACAGGTGTGAATATTAATGCTTTTGGAGAGGATGCCCAATTATTTGATTGTAAAGTGCCTGCAACCACGGGTGCTTTTGGAGGAGCTGATGGGCCAGTTTGTGCGCGTGAAACTGTCGCGCAGGTTGACATGAAGCAGGAGCGTGTTGTGGCATCTACTGGACCTATATCGTCGGCGGCTAGGGCGGTTGGTGATATCGCTATGGCTGCCGCTGGTGTTCCGATTCTTGAGCCTTTTGCTGCTCCGGTTGCCGCAGCGGCTTCCTTTGTTGGGGGAGTTGCTGCGGCATTCGGGTATAGCAAACCTACAACTGAGGCCGCTATCACACCTGTTCAGGTAACATCTGCGAAATATTTTGCGAACTTTAATGGTGTTGATATGAGCAAGAAGTTGGCGGCGGATGCTACAAATTCAGTGGGTCAGAAGCAGTTGTATGGGACTGAGGTTGATGAGATGACGATTCAGCATATTATTCGAACCCCTAATTATTATGATTTCTTTGAGATTATGGAATCTCAAACTGCTGGAACTGTCATCTATTCAACTAGGATTAGTCCTATTGGTGAGTTAAAGCCATTGGCTGGATACACTAACTTCTATGTGTTCACTCACTTGGCTTATGTTGCAAGGACATTTCAAAAGTGGCGAGGACCGATTAAGTATGATTTTAAATTCGTTAAAACAGAAAAATTTCAGTCTGGCAGAATTCGGGTCGCAGTTGTTTGGCAATCTACAATTGGTGCTGCAACGCAGATATATGACCCAAACATGTGTTATTCACAGATCATTGATCTGCAGGACAAGTCCGAGTTTACTTTTGAGGTGCCCTATGTTATGAACGCAGCATGGGTACGTAATAGTCCGAACCAGGGCGGTAATCCATCTTTAAATCCACCTTGTACTGGTACTCTTCAGGTGATGATCCTAGATCCTCTCCGCGTTACTAATACGTTGGCATCTACTTCTGTTGGTGTCATTGTTGAAAAGTATGCTGGAGATGGTATGGAATTCGCCTGTCCTGAGTACTGCTTTGGAGCTCCTGTTACTGTGGATACTGGAGTTCCACCACCCCCGACTTATAATAACAAAGTCGCGACAAATAAGATCACAATGAGCGCTCGCCAATATCGAGAAACAACAGCTCAGATGTGGGAACCAACTCAGCAAGACCAAGCAAAATCTGGCCGAGACGATGCTGATCCTTGGTTTCGAGTACCCCGAACGTCGGAATCCATATCCCTCGAGACAGTCGGAGAACGAATCGTGTCCCTTAGACAATTGTTCAAGAGATTCAATCTTAACACGCGTGTATCGGTTACTGTTGCACCCAATACTAATTATATGCGTTTCCATCCTTGGGCTCTTAATAATATCACGTCTACTACGACTGATAACCCCACAGTCGTGGACTCGATCTCGTACTTCCTGCCGTTGTTCGGGTACATGCGTGGAGGGATGCGAGTCAAAATAATGCACAATAACACCACACTGCAATCAGAGCGTGCGATGTTAACTGGGAGTGCATTTCAGTTCCCAGATATCACGGGACCTTATCAGGGGAGCATTGTATCAAGTCAGGATACTATTATCAGAATAGAGCCCGGAACCGCGATGGTTGTAAACAACCCTCAACGTGATGGGATCTTTGAAATAGAGATTCCTTTTTACAATGATTTTCCAATTTGCCCAGTACCAAGTAAACCTTTGAAGTTTACGACCACAGATACCAAGCAGCAACAATTCTTTACGAATACGCGTTTCACTTGGTTCTGTGACAAAATTTTAGAAGATGAAACAATAGACATCTACCGCGCTATAGCGGAGGATTTCTCTTGTGGACTTCTTCAGGGAACCCTGCCCATTCGTTTGGCAGTAGCTCCCACCCCATAGGCGCACCTGATGTTTATAAAGAAAACGTCAAGGTGAAGCAAGCTAGAAATTAGTGTCCTACGATTGGACCACCATATATTTTTCCCCGCCTATCGGGTTTTCAATGGTGTTCCAACCGTTACTAGCTTGTTGTTGTTTCTGGTAAAAATGACACTCCGCATATTTTGCGCGGTTTGTAGTTAGTTCTAAGTAATAATTCGAATAATAATTGGTATTTTTAATTAGAATATATGCAAG